AATCATCCCGTTCGCCAACTCAAGGGCAGAGTTCAACAGTTTCGGCGGGGTAACAAGGGTAGGCATAGGGGCTCCTTAAATGACGAAAGCCCCCGAAGAGGCAGGAAATGGGGGTGAAGGGTTGGTTATTCGGCGGCGTCGGGTGTCAGATTGAGAATCGACAGGATGCCCGCCAGCACGGTCAGCACCAGCGACACCAGCGACAGCGCCTGGATCTCCTGCGAGCCCGTCAGAACGCCAGCAGTGACGAGCGCGGGGGTGATGGTAGCTGCGAGTGCGTAGACGGCCTTACGGCGCTTGGCAGTGAACCAGGCGGCGAATGATTTGATCTTCTTCATGGGGTCTCCTTTTGGGTGGTGACTTCTACAGACGTGACTGTCTTGGCTGCCCTGATCGCCTCAATGTCGGCGCGGATGTCATCGTTCGCGGTCGCCAACGTGGACAGGGCGGGCAGCACATCGTTCTTGATGGTTGCTTCGGTGCGGTCCTGTGAGTCCTTGATGCTTGAGCCGTCGTTCTTGTGGGTCTCGTGAAAAATGCCCTGTATCTTCACGTCTTGCCTGGCGAGGGTGTCGTCGGTGCGGATGATGAAGTCAGGGAGCCCCTGCACGGCATCAACGATCTGCACGAAATGAAGCAGCGCGGTCGCGAACGCCTTGAGCGACGGCCACCCCTTCTTGATGAAGGCGACAACCGCGACCAGCCCGGCAACCCACAGCAGCACGTCGAACAGGGTGATCGTGCGAGCCCAGCCCATGAACCAATCGGGCATCACTTACTTGTGAGCGTTGATCTTGGCTTCGACGGCAGCCCATTCGGCATGAGCCTTGCCAGTGGGGCCGTCGTCCCACGGGATCAGGTCGAGTGCGCCCTGCGAGATGACCTTCACCTCGCCAATGCCACCCGGCAGACCCAGGAGAACACCGTTGTACGGCAGGTAACGGCGGGTGCAGCGGAGGTTGTCAATGCGGAATACGGCGTCGGAGTAGCCGGGGATCGGGCTGTCGCCCTTGACGAAACTGATCGGGTGGGCCATGGGGTCTTCTTCCTTCGGGGTGAGCGGTTTGATGATGACGGCGGCAGGTGCCGGCTTGGGGATGACAGGTCTCGGGGTGGGGGCCAGGGTTTCGATGCCGTGGCGCAACGTCCAGCCCCACCAGATCGCCGCAGGTCGCAGGCGCTCATAGTCAGCGTCAGCGATGGTCCCCGTTCCGTTGCCGATCATGTCGGTGACAGCATCCGAAGCCATCGCCCAGTGGCCGTTCCAGAACGCGGTGTGCCCGCACTCGATGAAGCGTTTGGCAATCGAATCCCACAGCCACACGCCCCGCCAATACCCGATAGCGCCGTGAGGCATCGTGGACTTGTCTGGGTTGAGCGGGCCGGAAGCCTTGGCCGCAGCAAGGGCGGTCGGGAATGTCTGCGAGAAGCCGCCCGCGTTGTTGACGAACTGCTCGCAGCGGTTGTGCCAGCCGTCGCCCTGGTGCCGGTTCTTGTTCGCCGGGTCGCGCAGGAACGCGTCGACTTGCTCGATCGTGCGAGGCATCAGGCGACCGGGTAGCTGAACTGAATCCGGATGATGTGCCCCGACGCCCACGCGTTAGGGACGCCCGTGGTGATGATTACCCCGGCGCTGGAGACCAGAAGGACACGTGAGGCGGTGTCAAATTCAACAGCACCAAGCATGCGCGCAGTACCCTGCACGATGAAACACGTCCCAATGTGGTTGTGAGATGTGTCGGGGGCGACAGGAAGGTCAACGTAGAAGACTCCGGTGATTCCGGCGCCCGTGCCAAGGACAATCTCGACCCAACCATTCACTACGCCGCCACTGATCGAATAGTCGCCGATCTTCGTGCCACCCGTGCCCAGCGTGCAGTTCGTGAGCGTTGGGGTGTACGAGGTCACGAGGCGCGAATACAGGTGCCATGCCGCAGCGATGTACTTGTACGTGCAACCGTCAGTAGTGTCTTCCCACTCGAGGCCTTCCCACACGTCAAGGCCGGTTGCGGCGGTGCGTTCTGCAGTGGTGCCTACGCGCCGGTTACCAACCTTCGCCGCGTACGCCGCCACCTGGGTCGGGTTCACCGCCACGTCAGGCGCATCACCGTCAGCGAACTGGGGGGCGTTCTGCGGGCCGTATGAGGATGCGGTCAATGTGTGCTCCTTAAATGAGTGAGCCGCCCATGACAGGCGGCAGAAACGAGAGAGAAAGGGTTAGCGGGTGCCAGAGAAACGCAACGCACCCGAGTAGGCGTCAGACGCTTTGCCGCGCCAAATGTTGTAACCAGACGGGGTGACACCGATGCCGCCACCCGACTGCAATGCCACACCGAACGACAGTGGCAGGAGGACCCAGCCGGAACGTGGCTCGAGCGCGATCTGCGAACTAACCGACACGTTCCCGCTCGGCTTCGACGCGGAACTGTGCAGCCCGACCTGAGGGGCGTAGCCTGACATCAGCCGCGCCGGCAGGAAGATTTCAACCTTCCGCAACGTGGCGCCGCGCAACGCATCCCGGACCCGGTTGCCGTAAAACCATGCGCCCCGGTTCGAGTCGCCGTTATACACATCGCTCGTCCACCAACGGGAAATGAACGAACCCGAGTCGGCGGCCTGAACGACGAGGTTCGAGAACGCCACCGGGCCAACGTCAGGGTTCGACGCCGGAGTGACCACATCCGCGAGGGCAGTCACCTTCCCCTGAACAACGCCAGTGGTCCAGTTGATCTCAACATTGTCACCGATAACAGGCGTGTACCCGTCCCGGTAGCCGAGCGTGTACTCGACACCACCGACCATGACAACGCACTTTGGGGTGCCGCCCGCCGTGATCACACCCAGCGGTTGCAACTGCACGGCCGGGCCGGTCACAATCAGCGACCCGTTCCGCCGCTCCAGCTGCACCGACATCCCAGCTACCGGAGGATAGAACCCGCTGCAGGGGATCGTCACCGACCTGTCGCCCACGTTCACGACCGCGAGAACACCGGACATGCCAACGAACACACCCAGTTTGTGCCCCACATCAGGGATCGTCGCAAGTCGGTTCAAGATCAGGTCATGTCTCGCATCCACTACAAACCTCGATCCGCCGTCAGGGTCACGGTCATGAGTTCAGAATCGGACAACGCATACTTCGTGAATCGGCCAGTGATCGGGCGGGTGTGCCCCTGAACATCGAGCACGTCGCCCAGCTCGATCAGCGGGTTGAGGATGCACTGAATGGGAACCTCGAACTGCTGGCCCGCAATCGCCTGGTCGCGGATCTTCGCCACCGCAGCGTTCGCCTGAGCCTGCGTCTTGACCAAATCGGACGCGTAATAGCGGGTGTACTCGCCGAAGTCCCCATCCGTTGCCAACGGTCCCACTGTAACCTCGGCCACAGCGTAGATCGGGTTGCGGTTGGCGTCCTCGAAATTGCCGACCACGCAGTTGTAAACGCCCTCAGTTTCCACAGCGTAGGGAACATCCATGACTGTCCCGTCCGGGCCAACCACGAGCGAACCCACCACAGCACCAAGCGCGTCAGGAACGACCGTGACCGCGCCTGACGTATCAATGACCGCCCGGCCACCCAGAACCCCAGCGAGAGCCTGCAAGCCCTTCAGTCGTCCGCCCTGCGTCGCCTCGTACACGAACGCGGCAGGGATCGCAGCATCCGGCACCGACTCAACAACAGGCATATTCGTGATGCGGCGGATCTCATCCCAGCACGACGTCAAGCTCGGCGGTTGCTCCTCAGACCGGAACCCGCGCCGCTTCATGTCAAGGTCCAACGACTCGAAGGTCACATCGACCACCGACGCGACGACCGTGCGCACACCAAGCACGTCAGCGAAATGATCCCGCGCATACGGAACAGATATAACCCGGAACCAGCCGAGCTCCACCGTCTCCGAGAATGCACCAGCAGAAACCTCGAGCAGCAGGAACAGTCGCGCCCGGAACGGCGACAGGATACCCTCGGCACCCTCCGGCACGAGCGACTCGCCCGCCTCCGACTGATACACGACAGTCCCACGACCGCCGTGCTTGACCTCAGCGCCCAGGTCGCCGTCCAACGACCACGACAATAAGTCCAGGTTCTGCTGCACCCGCTCCGAACCGTGGAACACGTCTACGATCAGCCGGCGCGAGAACGACCCGGTGAGAACATCGGCCAGAGCGTCAGAATGTGCGCGCATCAAGCAGCTCCAATCAGGTCGTAGCGCCGATTCACGGCAAGGTTCGTCAGGTTGTCGGCGTTCAACGCCGCGTTCGTCAGATAGAACGCGTTCAAGTCAGCGTTCGTCAACAGGGGAATGAACAGGCCAGGGGCAGGCGGGGTCACCTCGTCGCCTGTCATCCGCCACACCATGAACTCGCCGCCCAAATGCAGGTCAGCTTCCTCTTCCCGGGGGTCGAGGACCGCAGCGAAAAACGGTTGAGGAATACGCATCTTCATACCCACGCCCAGACGGAAGCACAGCACCGGCGACGCATCCGACGAATACGTTCCCACCATCGCTGCAACCTTGTCCGTGTCAGCATCAGACTGGGTGTAGCAGTCCAAATTGATTCCGGTAATACCTTGCCGCGTCCCAGAGATGACAACGCCCACACGCCGACCCTGCGGGTAGACAACGGAACCAGGCACGGGCCGTGATATTGATTTCGCCGCGGTGTCGGCCATGACAATAGGGACAGCCCCATTCGGATCAAGAGGGTTGTGCAGGCACGACTCCACCACGCTCATCGTCAGCGTGGCCGAATCCGTGAAACCCAACGACACACCTGCCGAGTTGAACATCTCCGCCCGGTATATGACCGGAATGCCATTGAAGGGCACCTCCATGTCAATCCGGGAGAGCCCACCCGCAGTCGCAGCGTTGATCCCGCCGCGCACCCGAGACTCGCGGCCGCCAGCAGTCCTGTAAACCGTTACCGTTGCAGTGCCCGCCGCGAAGGCCGTAAACAGCACCTCCACGCGCGGGCACGGCTTCCAATCGAAATACGGAGTCATTGACGGTGCGTAAGCCATCAGACCTGAACCCCTCTACTAATCTGACCCGCCCGCACATTCGCAGCGGCAGCAACAACCTGCCCAGCGACAACCCGTGCGCGCGTCAGGATCGACCCGTCAGCGTCAACGAGCGTTATGAACTCCGGCAGCCGCGACCCAGAGCCACCAAGCAGCCCGTGAGCCTTCGATAGGGGGATAACAGCCTCGTCCTCGCCAGCCTCAGCAACACGCACCAAACGGCCACCAGGAGTCGCCGGGACAATGCCGCCCTTAGCCAGGTGTGGGATCGTCCCAAGGTGGATGTCGATAGGGACGCCCGTGGCGTTCTTCACCGCACCCGCAATGCCGTTGATCGCCCCAATGGCACCGTTTACTACGTCAATGACAGAGTTGATGATGCCCTTGATGAACCCCACGACGCCGTCGAACGCGCCACGGATGACGCGACCGATGCCGCCGAAGACCGTGCCGAAAGCTGCGGAAACGTTAGTGAGAACGCCCTGGAAGAACTTGGTAATCCCGCCCCAGTGTTCAACGATCCACTGAATGACCAGACCAATCGGGCCGATCAGGATGGAGAGCAGCAACCCCCAGTGTTGAGAGATCCACTTGACCACGGCCGCAATCGCATCACCGATGAACTTGGTGACGTTACGCCACGCCTCACCAATGAACTTGGTCATGTTCCGCCACGCGTCCTGGAAGAACGTGGTCTGCGTGGCAACCCAGATGATCCCGGCAACGAGCGCACCGAGGACAACGATGATGATGCCGATTGGGTTGGCGCTCATCGCGGCGTTCCACAACCACTGAGCCGCAGTAGCGACACCCATTGCAACAGCCGAGCCGACCACAACAGCCTTGGCGAGAATCCCGCCCTCAGTATTTGCGATCTGCGCGGCGGTAGACGCAACCCATGCGGCAACCCCCTTGTAGAGGGTTGAGTTCATGAACGCGTAACCGAGAGCGCCAATCTTCGCGGCCGCACCAGAGGCGTAGCTAGATGCGGCAGACCCGTAGGACGCAGCAGCGAAACCAAGCTGCACGCCTCGAGCTGCAGCCATGACCGCATTCACGGCACGGAAGCCCATGTACGCAGCAATGCCACCGATGACCATGTGCGCGTTATCCGCGAGGAACGACGACACGTTACTCAGGATCGGGAGCAGGAACAGCATGGTGCCCGTGAGCACCGACACGCCCATTGTCGCCAGCTGCACGATCATGGGCAACAGCGCCACAAGCGTGTTGGCGAGGTCGGTCGTCAACGTGCCCGCAAGCCGGGTGATCGACGGCAGTAGATCCGTCAGTGCGGAACCGAGAGCGCCAGCTAGCGTTGCGGCAAGCGTTCCGATCAGCGTTACCAGTTGCGGCAACACGGGCTTGAGCGCCTTGAAGATCAACTGCACAGGCGAGAAAGCAGAAGCGAGAGCGAGAACCTGCGGAACCAGCGGGGAGAGGACGGGCACCAACGATGCGAACGCGCCGCTGATTGTGGAGAGCACCGGACCAAGGGCCGTTGCCAGCCCGCTGCCCGCGGTCTTGATGCCCTCGAACGCGGTCTTCCCCGTGGAGCCAATGAGCGCGAACGCCTTGCCGACGCCATCACCGAACGCCTGCACGTGCGGCAGGGCGCGCTGCAACAGGCTCACGATGCCACTGAGAACCGGCACCAGAACCGGCAGGAGCATCGTTGCCACGGTCTGCGACAGGTCCTCGAACGCACGCTTGCCACGGTTGACCATGCCCGGCAGAGACTCACCGGCAGCCTTCGCCGCGCCACCGAACTCGGTGCCAAGCTCCTTGAGGATGACCTTCTGTGCGCCAGCCGTGTCGCCCAACTTGACCATCGAGGCAATGGATGCCTTCTGGCTGTCAGAGAACGAAACGCCCACCCGCGACAAAGCCGAAATGCCCTTGATGGGGTCGTTGAGCGCCTTACCCAGCAGAATCGCGGATCCGGACGCATCGCCGCCCATCTTCGCCGCCATGTTAGCCGAAGCCTTCGTGGCCTGATCGAAGATCTTGTCAGGGCCGTTGTTCTTGATGTTCGTGAACGTGAGCAGCAGTTGCTCAGACTTGACAATCGAGTCGTCGGTCTGGCCCGAGTACGCCTGAATGGAAGACGCCAGGCTGTTCATGCCATCGACGGAAACGTGCGCAGCGTTGCCCGTGGACTTGATGCCCGCAGTCAGCTGCGCCGTACCCGCCGACGCATCCATGAGCTCGCCCATGCCGGTCTTGACAATGCCGCCGATAGAAGCGGCGATGCCGACCGCAGCAACGCCCTTCATCAGCAGCCCGCCGATAGACTTGCCCGCGCCCAACACGCCAGAGTCGCCCATGAGCCCGCGGTGCAGTGAATCACCGAAGCCCCTGGTGTCGGGCTTGACGCCGAGGGAAACCGTGCCCGCTGAAAGTGTCATTATTGCTCCCGCAGAAGGTTGCCCAGATCGGCAAGGGTGATGGTGTCCGGCACGCGCTCGGCCTCGTAAGGCCGGGGCACGCGCTGGATGGGTTCGCTATTCGTCTTTTCCGAATTCGCGTTGACGAAATGGCGCGTCAGGATGTTCAGCGCGTCCACAACGGATGCTGTCTGCTCCGTCGTGTTGTCCCAGCCCATCGGGGCATTGAGACGCTTACGGGTGGTCGCGGAATCAGGCGGCAAGTTCACAACATGGACCAGCAACCTGCGGCAACCCCACGGGGACGAACCCCAACAAAGCTGCCGCAGATCGGCCCCGTAATACCGGGTGAAGTCGGGCTCTAACTCATTCCAGAACTCGTCCAGAGTCCCGGCGAGCCCCGCTATTCCCCCAGTGAAAAACCACTCACGAACGTGGTGATCTCCGACAGGTCAGCAGCGGTCAGGCCGTCCTCGAGCAACGCGTCAACGTCAGCCGGGTCGACCAGCAAACCGGCAAGACCGGCCTTGATGTCTTCCGCCTTGAAGTCAAACGCGACCGTCAGCGAGAACTCAGCCTTGACCTCGACGTAACCCGCCGCCAGCTTCAGGAAAGGATTCCCCTTACCCTCAGCCGCACGAGCCTCAGCACGAGCCACACGAGCCGCACCAAGATCAAGGACATTCGCGCCAGCAGGTGCGGCCTTCAGGATGCTCATACGCCAACCGCCACATCCACGCCATAGACGAGAACGGACTTGGTGCCGTCAGCAGGCTTCACAGCCTGAACCTCAATGGCGTAACGGGTGCCATCCGTGCGAACCGACTTGATCGTCGGCAGTGACAACTGGGATGCGCGCTGGATAATGATGCGCTGCGTGATCGTGCCGTCAGACCAGTCGATGCCGATGATGAAGTCAACGAGGTTCGAGGCGTCAGGAATGTCGAGCGTGTACGCGCCAGCGATGCCAGGCGTGATCGTTGCGCCACCCCAAGCGAGGGAGAGCGTGTCCTTGTTCGACTGCAGCAGCTCGAACGAGAACTTGCGGGTCAGCGCAGTCTTGATGACACGCACAGCCTCAATGGTCTGCCATGCGCCGATTTCCTGCGTCTTCAGATCCTGCGACATGCTGAAACCGTCCGTGGCGTAGCCAAGGTTCACAAACCCCGCCCCCCAGGCGGCGACGGAGTCAGCGGGCAGGGCCGTGCCGAGCGGGGCCTTCCAGAAAGCGCCTGTACCGGCGATGCGTACTTGGCTGCTGTCGAGTGCAGGTGCGGTCATGATTGTTCCTTTCAGGGACAACAAAAAACCCCCACAGTGGAGGGCTTGTTAGGGGTTATTTGTTAGGGGTGGAGAAGAATGCGGTAGCGGGCGGTATAACGGGGGAGCGGAGGAACAGGAACCGTGTCAGGAATCCAAGCAGGGGCCATCTCGTCAGCGCCCGAGACAAGCACGCCAGCAGCAACCGTGTCGTTAGCAATCGCCCAGACAGCCGCGCGAATCGTGCGGGCAATCTGACCGCACAACGGTTTGGCGCCGCCGATGCTGTCAATCTGCAATGCAGGTTCGTCAAGCGCCGGCCAAATGCCGGAACCGCCCGCGAGCTGAACAATCACATACGGGTAGATGGGGGATGAGGGGATCTCAGTAACGATCTTTGCGGGGTCGATTAGAGCAGTCAGGGCGGGGATGGTGCGCAGATATTGGATCACCGCGAGAGGCGCGTCGGCTTGGACGTAGATAGGGTTTGGCATCAGCCCTTCCGCTTCCTAAACTTGAGGCCCACAGCGTCAACAGCGCGCCGCAGATTGAACTGCGCAGGGATACCGCGAGACGGAACACCAAACTCAATCCACGCCGACTTGTAATCGGCTGCGATCACCCGCGCGCCGCCCTTGGTCTTCTCCGCCCTAATGCCCGCGGCGTAATCGCCCGACTCGTGCGGGGCGTTCGACCGGGCAACCTCAGCGATAGCCTTAGCCACCTTCAACGCGTCGTCACCCTTGGCAATCAGCTTGGCAACCTCCTTCTCAAGGTCGGGGTCAAGCGCGATCGTCACGTGCTCATCCACCTACGACCACCAACTTGCATTCGATGTGCACGACCGCACGAGTGCGCGGATTCCAAACTTGGTGCGGCTCGCCGTCCACCTGGAACTTCTGCGACTGGAAGGTGATGTAATCCATGTGGCCGATGACCGTTGATGCCGGCAGGAACGCCTGCCACGAACTGACGACCGTGTCCCGATCTGCGAGGTGTTCGGCAGTCGTGACCTGCTCGAGGTAGCCCAGAACGGCAACCGGATCACCGAGCGCGCCGGGGACCTGATCGCCGTAAACGTCGGTCGTCGTCCCGCCCATCGCCTGCACTGTCAGCGGCTGGTTCATCAGCCGCGAAAGGGTCACGCGATCCTCGGATTGATGTACCGGGCCAGGGCCTTACGTTCAATGCCCGTGAAGCCCTCGGCCTCCATGTTGTATTTCACCTGGTAGCCGCCGACCCGCTCGGAGTCAATGCCGGCAGGTGACGAGTACGCGCGAGCGGCCACACCGAGCACAACGCCGACAATGGTAATGGGCACGGCCGCGTAGCCGTGGTCGTAAGTGACTCGCCACGTTCCCGGCAGGTACGGCCATGACGCACCGGACAAGCGCGAGATAATACCCGTGCGCAGCGACACCGCGTAAGTTGCCGGGTCAGCGGTAGTCCAAATGGTGCCGTCGAACGTTTCCAGCAGAGACACAGCCGTCACCGGAAGCTCAGGCAGCATCACGCACCCGTCAATGGGGTCGAGCGTGTCAACGTCACCCGCAACCGCGTTGACCTCAGCTTGTAGGTAGTCCCTCACCATGCCCGACGCAATTTCTAACAGCAGCAGCGCGGAAGCGTCTCCGGGATCGAGCGGTTGGCGCATGAAGTTGCCCAACTGCTCGGGCGTGGCAAGGGCGGTCACTACTTCACCTGCGCGCGAGTTGCGGGCTTGACAGCTTTATCGACGGGTGCGGCGATGACCTTTGTCTCGATCTGCAGGCCGGTGACCTCTTCGTAGTCTGAAACGTAATCAGTCGGTGCCATGTCGTGCTCCCTTCAAGAATTGGGGGTGGGGCCAGCTATCACGGCTGGCCCCACCGGGTGCTACTGGTTACGCAGTGAGTGTTACCGTGCCGAAGCCAGCGGGACGATACACGGCGAGCGCGAGGCGCTCTTCGGCCTTGAGGGTGATGAGATCCTTCTCAAAGTCGTCGTTGTTGCTGTTGGTCATGTCGAGCACGATGCCGTTGCGACGGAAGATCTGCGCGCACTCCTGGAAGCCACCGACGAACGCGGTGCCCTGAGCAATGGCGGTCGTGATGACCGTCTTGACACCCCAGAGGCTCGCCACGTTCGACGGGCCAGCGTTGCCGTAAGCGCCCGTGAACGGGCCACCCGCGAAGTACTGACCAGCGGTGTCCTTGCCCAGCCGAATGGTTGCCCAGTCGACGGGGTTGATGACGATGGCGTCGGGCTCCACGAACGACACCGACCGGAGTGCGGTGATCTGGGCGAAGATGCCCTCCATGATCTTGACGGCGGTGAGGCCGACAGCGGTCACGACGGCGGGCGCGAGGCCAGCGCGATTCAGCAGACCCTGCAGGTCCGGCGACGCGCCGGAACCGTTGAGGAGCTGGTTCTCTTCCTTGCGCGCGAGGCCGAACACCATGCGGTTCTGCAGGTACGCGTGGAACTGCTCGGCGTCCTGGAACATTTCGACGGTGGGCTTCGCAATGTTCGCGATCTTCGTCACGTTGTCCTGACGGCGGGTGAGCGTCAGGTCGAGCTGCGGAATCGCGCCCTTCTCCGCGACCGTCCCGGTGAGGTCCTGGAACGCGGCCTCAATGACGTAGCTGACCGAAGTCGAGGACGTGCTGCCCTGCGCGAGAAGATCCGCGACGGTCAGCGGCTGGAACTTCAGCGGGACGATGCCCGGCAGGAACTGCGGCGTGTTGAGCTGGCCGGCCAGACCGGAGCCACCGGAGAACGCGGGAATGATTCCCTCGTCAATGGTTGCAGCGACCTTGACCTCGACCTGGCTGAACCGCGACGAGCCGTTCTGCATGGACTTGTAGCCGTCCGAGTCGATGACCTGACGGGCGAATCCGCGGGTCTCGACGGCCTCGGCACCCTTGGGCTCAGCAGCGGACTCGCCACCGACCATGAGACGCGAAGCGGCGTCGTGCACTGCAACGGTGTCCGAGTAGCCCTTGAGGTCGACCGCGAGGGCTTCGAGGCGGGTCATCTTCTCCGCGTTGGAGAGGGAGGAGTCAGCGGTAACCGCTGCCGCCTTGGTGCCAAGGTCACGCATTCCGTTCTTGGCTTCGATGAGTGAACTCATTGAGTAGTACCTTTCATGTTTTGGGCACAAAAAAAGCCCCAACGTGTCGGGGCTCCGTGCTAAAGGGTTGGGTTAGACGATGAACGAGGCGGCGAGTAGATCAACACTCAGCGCCCTTACTGCTTCCGATGCGGCATCATCAGCGGCTTTCGTTTCAGCGACGGCGGCGGCGGATTTCTCGGCGGCGGCGGCAGCATCAACTTCGGCGGCAGGTTCAGCGTTCTCATCTGGGTCTGGCTTGACAATCTCTGCCAAGTCCACAGCCCGGCGTTCTCCCGTGAGGGTGACCACTGAGCCGTCGTCTGTGTAGTCCTGCTGATACGTCTCGGTTTCGGACGAATCAGAGGTGCTGATGTCGAACACCAGCGCGGCGGGGAGCGTGGCGCGAAGCCACACCCAAGCATCGGTGCCGTATGCGTCATTGAGCGCGTCGCGGGCGCGATCCTGAGTGGCCTCAAGGCTGCCCTCGACACTCTTGACCTCGGCGCGGCTGAACGACTTTGCAGTAGCCGAGCAGTCAGCGCCGAGGCCCGCCGCGTGGTCGTGGATGCCCTGAATGGCCGCGGCATCCGTCTTGCTGTTACGCGCGCCAGACTTGAAGGCGCGAACCCCGAGGACAGCGGCCTCGCGATTGGAAGGGATCGCAACCACTGCGGCGTTCAGCAACTCACGCATCCGGACTGTCTTGCCATCCTTCTGCGTGGCCGGGTCCGACATGAAGGCAACCGAAGTCTTGTCAATGTGCCCCTCGGCCATAAGGGTGCGAACCTCCTGCGCGAGCGGCGTTGATGCGAAGGTCCCAGAAATCCTGAGGTTGCCATCGTCGTCAATCCACGGGACAGCCGAACCAATCGTGCCGCGCACGCTCATGTCGTGGTCGATGTCCACCGTGATCCTGGCGGGAAGGGGGGTCTTCCACTCGCTAGAGAGAAGCGTGTCCCCATCTCGGTCCTTGGTCGGGGCGGAAAGGATTGCCTCGAACGTCCCCGGGCCTTCCGTCGAGTCGGGGGCCTTCGTAATAGCTGCATCCTTGCGGGTGATCTGCATGAGAACTCCCCTTCCCTTCTACTCCATTGAGTAGTAGACTTATTGAATGGAGAAACGATGCCCTGACTGCCACAATTACATGGCGAGCACCGAGTTTGGTAAGAACAAACGAACATCTGACGGGCTGGCGAATTACTGCCGCGTGTGCACCTCACGCCGCAACCGGAGGCAGTACCTCGCCAACCAGGAGCGGCGCAAGACCGAAGCCCGCGAATACCGCGCCTCAAACGTTGACTTGATGCGCGAGCGCGAAAAGGAGCGCTGGAATCGGCGCAAGGATGTTATGGCTGAATACCGGGCATCCAATCGGCCCATGATCAATAAGACGCGCGCGAAGTGGATGCTGGCCCGCCCCGATTACTACAAGGTGTGGCGATTGGAGAACCCGGAGCGCGTTGCCTACGAGAAGGCTTGGCGGGCGGCCAATTGGGATCGCATCTTGGAACTCACCCGCGTGCGCTACGAGCAAAACCCAGAGCAATTCACCATCGCGAAACAGGCATACCGTGCACGTCTTCGCAACGTGGCGCGCGTGCCCTATGACGCTGAACAGTTGCGGCAGAAGTTTGCGTACCACGGCGGGCGGTGCTGGATGTGCAAGAAGCTGCTGCTCCCTGGGTTCCACTGGGATCACGTCAAGCCGCTCAACAAGGGCGGCCCCGACATGATTTCCAACCTCCGGCCAGCGTGTGGCCCCTGCAACCAAGCCAAGTGTGATCGGTGGCCCTTCCCCGCCTAGTCGGTTGAAAACGACAGGTCGCAGCTGCAGCCAGCTACTTCGTCAGCGCCACCGGAGTAGTCGCCTGGTCCGTTCATCCCGTTCGAGAACAGTTGATTGAGTTCGACCGTCTCGCCATCCATCGCAGCGTGAGACGAGCGCGGCTTGCCAGAGGTGACAACCCACGTCTTCGTCTTCGCCTTCGACAGCCGGGCCGCAACGAGTGCAGCCAGACCGCCAATAACAGCGACACGAGTTAGCGAGATCTGGTTGGACCTCGCCGCAATCTCGCCGTCGAATAGCCCGTCGATTGTGTCTTCGGGGTCTTCGCCGTCGTCAGCGGCAGCATCGAGCGCCTTGACGATCTGATCGAGCGTCGTCTTATTGATGCTCTTGGCCGTGGTGTCAGCGTTCGTCGTCAGATAGTCGGCAATGTCTGCGCCGTCATACTGCCCACCGAGATCCGCCGCAACCTTCGCGCCAATCGCCTTAGCCGTAGCCTCAGACAACGAGTGCAAGATGGTCGACAGGTCGCCGTCCCACTCGGCAGGATCGAACACACCCGCCGACTTCTTGCCCACCGCAGCCTTCACCGAAGCGTGCTGCTTGGCAAAGAACTTGTCCAGCTCGGACTGATGACCGGCAACGAGGCCGGCGCGCAGATCCTTCGTCGTCGCCTTCCGTGACAGGTGCCCCATCAGCGACCGCGTGACGGCCTTAGACAGCGCGGAGTCACCAGCGGGCGCATCCTTGGCGGGAGCGTCCACAGCGGGCGCAGGCCGCGCATCAGGCGTGAATCCTGCCGGTGCGGGCTTCGTGCCCAACTCCACCAGCGCGGCATTCACATACATCTTGTCCATCTCAGGATCAGTGCTCAGTTCGATGCCAACAATGTCGCGGGCCTCGTTACCGGTGTAGATGCCAGAGTTGCGCAGGGACACAGCCTTATCGGCGCGCGTCTCATAGTCACCCCGAAGAACATCGGTCATGTCATACCGCGCGACACGCTGGCCCACCGGGAAGAACTCGGGCCGTAGGGAGAAGTCCACAACAGACTCGAAATCTTCGAGGCGCGGGGTCATCGTGTCCCGGTACATCGACCGCATCTGCTCCGTGATGTTCGAGAACGTCGCGTGATCGAGGATGTGCACGACGGGAGGCGGCACGTCATAGACCATGCAACCCTCTTGCATGTTCATCTTGCGTGCTTCGATATACTGCATCTCTTCGGCACTAAGCTGCATCGCGGCGGCGGTCATGCCCTCATCGAGGATCATGGTCGAGCCAACATTGTCAGCGCCACTGTGTCGTGCGTCAGACGACGCTTTCAGCTTGTCCATAGCGACCTGCGAAAGTTCGCCAGGATGTGTGATGACCATGCCCGGACGTGCGCCCTTGTTCCAGAACGACTGCATAGCGCGACGGGAAGCATCCTCATTCACGAGGGTCGTGCGCAGGGGCTCGAGACGGGACAGCCCGCGCATTAGAGATTCGGGGTTGTACCGGAGGAATGCCACCACGTCAGTGGCCGGCGCGTGCAGAATCCCGGCAGACGCGACACCGAGCGTGAAGATGTACTCGACCGCGCCCACGGCGTCACGGTGGACGGCCACGCGGGAAGGGTGCATCGGCAGAAGGTTGACAACCTTGCCAGCCGGGCGACCGAGGAAGTCTTTGTCGGCGCGCTGCTTGTACCAGAACGCCTCACCGAAAATCTCGTATGTCGAGGTCGTCCACCGGTAGAAGTTGAACGTGGACATTTGGTCGCACGGGCTCGCGATCAGCTTCGCGTAGTCCGATGTCGTGTCAACAATCTTGCCGGTCGCCGGGGTTTCATCCCACACCTTGAGCTTCAGACGCGCCTGCGAGCTGGCGATCTTGTCAACGAGCGTCGTCACGACCGGCTGGGCAGAATACAGGCCCGCATACGTCGCGAACTTGTTGGCCAGGAACATACCAGTGTCGGCGTAGAAGTACCCGTTGGAGAGGGTCGGGGTTGTCTCACCGAGAGCCTGCGGTGCGAAGTCGAGGGCTGAGCCGTTAGAAACGATCACGCGCTAGCCCCCAACTTCTGCAGATAGACAATCTCGGCGCGGGGAATGAACAACTCGCCGTCAACGCTTACCCGGCTCTTCTCTCCGAGCGCGAACGCACTCGCGAGCCGAACCGTCTTCTCGTCGGCGTCAACCAACAGCCCATCGAACGACTCGCCACCGCGCAGGGTGATCACGAAACGCTCCCGCAGGAGATGCTTGAGCAGGCGATCCCGGCCCATGTAGTGCTCCTTTGTTAGATGACCGCGAGGTCAGCGGTTTCGTACTTCGATACCTTCTTGGCTTCCGTGCCCAGAACCAGGGACAGGGCGTTAATGACCGCCGCAATGGCATCGATCTTGTCGCCCGCCTTCGCCTTATTCGGCTTGACGTTTCCGTTCGCATCCATCCAGACAGCGAAGTTATCCGCCTGCCAGCGCACCGCGGGGTTGCCGCCATGTCGAAACATGGGGCGCGCCTCAGTGCCCTCGAGCAGGACCCGCTGCAGTTCCTTCGTGGGGGCAGACAGACGGCCCAACGTCTGCGGCATCTTCGCCATCGGCGCGCCGTCAGACACCAGATCATTGACCATCTGCGACGAGTTCCACGGGTCGAATGCGACACCAGTCACCTGGAACTTCTCACGGTCGGCGTTGATCTGCGCCCTGATGTAGTCGTAATCCGCGACGTTCCCCGGAGTTGCCGTCAGGAAGCCCTCACGCACCCACGCAGACGCCATACCAGCGGTCCGCTTATCCAGTGCCTTCATGTTCTCTTCGGGCGTCCACAGCCGCCAGATGGCTTCAAAGCCACCAACCGGATTCGGGAACAACCACGCAAGCGCGCACAAGTCCGAGGTCGAAGCGAGGTCGAGGCCACCGAAGCACTCACGGCCGCGCAGTGAAATCTCAGACACCACCGACGCGTTACGATCCCAGACGCGCAGGTCCAGATACTTCGTCTCCTGCTTCGTCCGCACGTTCAGGTTCAGACGCAGGAACCGCGACAGGTTCGCCGGGGAAGACTTCGCCTTGTCCGACTCCGCTTGCATGAAGGCCTTAGTCGGTGAGATCCCAAAGCCAGGATTCGCAGCCCGCCACGTCGCCTCAATGTGAGGATCAGCATTCTCCGGAACCGCGAACACAACCGCGTACTCAGACGGGACCTTGATCGCGCCACGGCACAGCTGCTCGATGTGAGCTCGACGCAACGCATACGGCGTCAACTGCCCGCCGTCATCCGCAGTCGTGATTATCAAACCAAGGGGCTGATCACGAGCACCCGTGCCAGACTCGAGCGCGTCAATCACGCTCATGTCCTTGTGCACGTGCATCTCGTCAGCGATGAAGCCGTTGGGGTTTGTGCCCTGCAACAGGTCGCCAACCGAGCCGACAGCCTTCATGAATGACTGATCGCCAGGGCGAACAATCTCCTTCTTCATCGACTGGATGCCAGCGGCCTTGAAGTCAGGGGAGTTGCCAGCGATCAGGTACGCAGGCCGGAACGCATTCATGGCCTGATCCTTGGACCCTGCCGCCGCGATAACCTGCGCGCCCGCCTCGCCGTCACCGAATGCTAGGTACAGGCCGAGGCCCGCCGCAATGGTGGTCTTGCCATTCTTGCGGGGCACTTCGATCCACGCGTTACGAATGATCCGCAGGACTCGGCCGAACGCGTCGCGGGTGACCCACCCGAAGATGGGCGCAACGACATAGGCCACTTGCCACGCATCCGGCTTGAGCGGAGTACCCGCCCACTTGCCCTGAGTGTGGCGCATCCGCGACAACGAGTCGATGACACGATCCACACGCTCAGGGTCGAAGTACGCGCCGCGAATGTTCCGCGGCTCCTTCGTGCGCCACAGCGGGCGGCACAGAGCGTCAAGCTTGTAGCCGCGATCCTTGAGATACCACTCAACCTCGGGACTGAGATCCGCAGAGTAAGCCTTCGGGCTGTTAGCCGGTGACGCGGAAGGGGTTGCCTTCGTCATTAGCATCACCCTTCGCAGTAGCCACGCGAGCACGCGCAACAAACGAGAGGCCCAATTGCTTCGCAAACTCGAGGAAGGCTGTTGAATGGTCGCGGAAGACCTGGGATGCAGGGTTCTTCATGTCGCGCTCGTTCTTGTCATCGTGCAGAGTCGAGCCGTGCTCGAGCAGATCATCCGAAGCGCGGGCAGCCGACAGGTAGTGCCGCAAGGCCAGCTCGAGCGTGGGACCGTCGACCGCAGCCAAGAGGCCAGCATCATCGAGGTCAGTAACCATCGCCTCCCACATCTCGTCCAACTCGGCAGGCAACGTCGCCGGCTTAGTCGGACGTGTAGGCGACAGCTTCGAGTTCATCGTCTCCGGTGCAACCTGATCCCCACGTACCGCGCGCAGGGCTGGAGGGAGCTTCAACTGCGAAACAGTCGCGCCCTTCGGACGGCCACCAGCCATAGGGTACCCCCTCGGGATGAGATATAAAGGTCAGAAAAACTCACGCACACACGCTTTTCTGCCCAGACGGGCTTGGGCGGAAATCCCCCAGAGATTTTGACCTCCCTGCCCTCTCGGGGGGTGCCGGGTGGCCTATACGTCGGTGCAGCGGTACCCACCACGCCCTGTGAAGCCACCGTCTTCGGTCGCCGTCTTGTGACTGTGGCATGCGTGGCACAAAGCTTGGCAGTGGCGTGTGTCGTACTTGTGTGCACATAGGCGTGAGTGACCGTTGAGGTGGTCAACGTCCGTCGCTTCGGTGCGGTTCCACACTGGTAGCTC